AAGTTGAGCATCAAGAGCTTGCTCCCAAAACTCATGCTGGCCTACTGATGTAGCCCGTGCCACTTCAGTACGAGAAATCATGTCAGCCCGATAGCGGAGTAGCCGCTCTGAATAGGCATCCACTAGCTTCTGGACTTGGGCCGGAACGGTGCCTGCCTGAACCAAGGTGCTCTCGTACCGTTGGACTGCCGAAAGGTGCTGAGGCAACAAGCCAACTCGCTGCCTAATCAAGCGGCGAGCCTCAGCCCTCCCAATACGGCCAGCAACCTGCTCGGCAATAATCGCCCTAATGTTTTCACGGACTGAAGCGTTGACGTACCGAACAAGGTAGCTGCCAATCGTTTGTGCAGCCTGAATCGCACGGGGGTTGATGATGTCAAACCCCAACTCAAAGCCAAGCGAGAGCGAGGTAACTTCACCAGCGGATGTCATAGCTGCTTGCTGAACTGCAAGCATCTCCGACGTATCGACTGAGACCTGCTCAACCAAGTTGAGAAGGTTAGGGCCAAGCGTTTCTTGGTCGCCACTGTCTGCCTCTCGCAGGATTCGAGTGACAATCCCCAAGCCAACGACCGCTTCCATCGCATCGGCAAAGGCATCACCGAAGTTTTCCTCGTACACTCCTGCTGAGGCGAGAAGTTCTTCGGCTAACTTTTCCGAAGTGAACGCTCTTGTTTTGGGGGCCATGACTAAGCCTCAGGCGCTGGTGGGGGTCCGGTTTTTCCCGTGGCTTGGCTCATGTCTTGAGCGATCTGCTTATCCGATGAGCCTGCACTATCAGGCAACTTTGGTTGAGCGGCTGGACCCGAGGGTGGCTTGACCCCAGCAGCTCCCACGTCACCCTTTGCAGACTCCCGCCGTTCGGGCAAGTGAGCCATACCACGCAGATAGTTTTCAAGGTCATCGTCAGGGAACAGTGGGGCACCAGCACCCGCCAACTGCTGGATGAAGGTGCCAATCTCAGTAAGCGGTGGCGTTTCAATCTCGCCAAACTTCAGTTCAGGCAGCTTATTTGTCGGCATCCCGTTTACCCGGAACAGGTTGGGGATGGCGTACTCATTCATCACATTCTGGATGATTTGGAGATAAGTCTGAAGGCTGACGCTGAAGAGATTGGTCTTGTCAGAACTCAGGGCGTAGGAGCCATAAGCCTGCTGGCCGAGCAAGATGAAGTCAGCCAGCACCGTTGTGGCGATCCGCTGGTCATAGCGCTGGAGAGTGCTGTTGATGTCGAACTGGCGGCTTCCCCCAGAGGAAAGCAGTTCTAGCCGATACAACTGGTTGCCGTTCTCGTCAAAAATAGACGGAAGAATCATCCCCTCTTGCTGATCCCGGCGAATGTTTACTACGGCGTCTTGGTAGTCCCTGAAGATTTGGGCTTTGGCCGATGTCGTATCATCTCGCATGATGTCAGGATCGACGTACATAACCGGAAAGCCCGCAAGGTCACGCTCAATACCAATAGCTTCGATTTCTTCTACTCGGCGTTTGAAGTACCAAGGCCGGTAGGCATTTCGCAGAACTGACCGCCCCTCTGGGTTGTTCTTTTCTGAAGTGGTGCGGAACAGAAGGGCTTTGCTAATCGGGATGTAGGTCAGGTTGTAGGTCGGAGGGGCAGACTGCCAGCATCCCTGAATCCCGCCTTTCTCGTCAAACTCCCAGCGCTCACGGGTGTCCTGCGACCTAATCGGAAGTTTTCGCCACCCAATCTTGCCGTCCTCGTATTTAGAGTTTTTGGTCGAGTCTCGGCTTTCGCCTTTCCGGCGTTTGTAGACCACTTCGTGGTAGCTCCACCCATAAACCAGCATTGACATGACTTCGCTGACCACATCGGGCCACGCAGTGCTCATGTCCATAAGGCAGGATTCGACAAAGGCGGCGTTCTTCTTGTCCTCATTTGACTGGCTCGCTGGTTGGACTCGCCACGACACCTGTCGCACCAGCTTGTCGATTGCATACAAGATAGCACCAACTACTGGGTCGTTGTCTCGCATCTCCCGGTATGTGGCGATCGCACGATAGCCACGCAGTTGCGGGAGGAACTCTTCTTGGACATAACCTGCTGAACGGTGAAGGCCGGTAAGACCTGTCTCTGAGAATAGGTTGTTATTGGAGTTTTGGGGGGCCACTGTCAATCCTTCAATAGACCTCGGCTCAGGCTACAAGTTGGACTTCACCAAGGCCAGAGTGGTTGTGGTTCTTCCGGGACTATTTTGAGCATGTAAGCAAGGTCAAAGCGCTCAAACTCTGTCATGCCCCCAGCTACACCCATCGTCATGTTGGTCAGTGCCCACAAACGGCATTGTGTAAGGACAGGGCACGACTCGCAGATTTCTCGGCACATTTTTACCGACTTTAGGCGACGACACCCGTGGCTTCTGCACTTCTTCACGCAAGCATGGCGAAAAAAAAGATTTGTTTGGCCTTTGCAGGCGGCGTACTCAGCCCAGTCATTGACGGGTGAGCTGTCCGTAATGTGCGATGCAGACTGCATCAGCGACATCTTGGCTGCCACTTGCTTCGGCGTAGAGAGCAGGCCATCGCAATCTAACGAACTCAGATACTCCGTCTTTGGTAGCACGTCCATGCCCAACTACAACTTTCTTCCAAGACGAAACATTTGCTAGCGCCACCGATACTTTCTGGTCAAAGAGTGATGCCTGAATGGCTCCCGATGTGTAACACTGAACCATAGTCGATCTGACTCCCCCTCGCCCGACAATCGGTGATTCAATAAAAGCTGTTACCGGTACATTTGGCCATCGCTGGCCAAGCTCGCCAACCACTTCGGCAGTGATGTGCCAAGCCGCTGAGCAGGCGGTCGGGCCTGACCTCCCGAGCTTCTTGAACTCACGAAAGAAAGGCTCCTCGTCTTGGAAGAGGGCTGCGTATGAAACTTTTGTGGCTGCTGGGTCAATGCCAAGAAAGACGAACTCACCCATACTCTTGCTCGTAAGCCATCTTGGACGCCGTTACTCTCCGGCTTCCCAAGTCAATAGCTTTAGTGGCCAGCTCCACAAAGTTGCGAAGCTCCCCCGTGCGAAACCTGTAGTGTGCAGAGTTTTTCTGGACAAAGCCATCAGCTTCGCCCCGTTGGATGAGCATGGTGATTTCGACTGCTCGGCTGTATGCGGCGTTGGCAAACTCCATCAGTGTCATTGGGCCATTGTCGATAGGTGGATCAACTCGCCCCATCAAGACATCCATAAAGTCGTCAAGCTCATCTCGTAGCTCGTCAACTTTTGCGAGGCCGCTTGGTAATCTCAACTGCCTGAGCGATTTCTTCGACATCTCGGAATCCGAGGCACACTTCGTTGTATGGGCATCGGTCATAGACTCGGCCCGTCTGATTTTGACAGTCTGCATAAGGCTTTGGCATTCCCTTTCCGTCGATGGCTTCGTTGAGAGTAACAAGGATTGACTCTATCTCGTCAATCGTTTTCTGGTCACGCTTGATTTCAAACTCAGACCACTCCTGACTACTTTTGCTCTCGTAAACAACGAAGGCGGAGTCATACCCCGAGGCTAGAAGGTACGCCTGGATCTGCTTTTTGTGCGGAGCCATCACACCCGAGCGCTGTACCGTAGAAAACTGGCTAGTGCCCTTCAGCTCAAAAACCCAACCTTCGTTTTCGTTCACCCCGTCCATCGACCCGCCAAGCCGGTACTTATCAAGGGTCACCTTGACCTCAATGTCGGTCAAAATGCCAGCGTTGAGCAACATGATTTGCCAGCGGAGATGTCTGAAGTGACCGTCGTTGAATAGGTTCTGAAGTGTTGGACTGAAACTTTTAGAACCCTCCAGCCCGTAAAACTCAAAAAGTTGTTTTCTCGGGCACTGGTAAAGCTGAGATGGATGAAAGTGCCCCGAGCGATCCCCGCTTGACGGTGCCAAGACGGCAAGAACTTTTTCGATGATTGCTGGGTCATCGGTATGGATGCCGTCGTTCCGAGATAGCCAGCCCATCAGTTTTGGCGTGATCTGGGTGTTCTGTTTCAAAATCTTGATGTGCTTCTTTAGTTCGCTCATGGGATGTCTTTCTGGATTGAGATTCGTGCAGTCACATTATGGTGACGGAATGTGACAATGAACTCAGGGGTCTTGATCTCCCGAGCAGCCCGCACCCAAAGCTCATTCAACTCTTCGGCTTTGAGTGTGTAGGTCTTGTTGGCGTCCTTGATCTCGTAGAGTGTCTCGGCATCAGACGCATCATGCTTGATTCGCAGAGCACCAGAGTTTGGGTGAAGAGTGGCCCCCAACTCTTTGGCAATCTTTTTCTCGGTTACTCGCCCGTCTTGCTGGCGACTTCTTGGCCGCCAAGGTGCTCCAAGAGTTTCGCCTTTGCCACTTCCATCTTTTCCGGGTTGGCCTTCAGCCATCCAAGGAACTTCTGTGTCCCGACGATTTTTTCTTCCCCCTCTAGCCACCAGCTTCTCCCTTCGTGGCGAACAACTCCTACTTCAACTCCAGCACTCATCAAGTAGCTAGCCTCATCAACTGTGCCGGTCGTTAGGTCAAAAGTGAACAAAACATCCCGGCTCGGTGCAGAAAGTTTGGACTTCTCTAGCGTCGCCCGAATCTTGTGGCCCGTAATCTGGTTGACTTGAGCCTTCTTTCCGTCAGGGCCGGTCACATCGACTTTCTCCTTCTCTTTGCCAGCTTTACGCAGTGCAAGGCGGTATGAGGCGTAAAAAGGAAGTGCCTTACCTCCCGGCACCGTTTCAGGGTCGCCAAAGACGACACCGACGTTGAGCCGAGTCTGGTTGATGAAGAGGATCGCCGTCTTGTCGTTGGCAGCGGTGAGCTTCCTCATGCCGAGGGACATCAGAGCAGCGAGGCGAGCAGGTTGCACGGACTCTTTCGACATACGCTTGTTCGCTTCAGCCTGCGGCAGTGTGGCAGCTACTGAATCCCAAACAATCAGGTCAACTCCATTGCGAACTAGGACCTCTGAAACGTCAATAGCTTCTTCGCCTGTCTCTGGAGATTGGTAGATAAGGTCTGCCGTGTTGACCCCGATGCTCTCTGCCCACTGCGGGTCATAAGCGTGTTCAGTATCGACGAGAGCACAAACACCTCCCGCAGCTTGTGTTTGGGCGATGCACGACAAGGCGATGTAAGACTTGAGTGTCGAGTAAGCACCGAACAACTCGGTGAAGCGCCCTGTCGGGATGCCCCCGTCTAGCAAAATGTCAACTGGCAGCACCCCCGTTGGGAGCCTGCCAACCTTCAGCGCTTCATCATTAGCAAGCATTACAGTGCCTGCCCCGAGCGCTGCGTTGATTTGCTTCATCAACTCTTGGGCTGTGGCCATCTCATCCCCTTCCAACTCCGAGAGCTTTCAGTGCCCCGGCTTTCTTGAGTGCCCCTAGAACACCCGTCAACTCTCCCGCTTCCCAACTTTTGCCTCCCGTGACTTGCTTCGATGGGCACCGTTCGATCAAGTCCTCAACTCCTGCAAACGGCTGGTTTTCCACAATAGCATCCGCAGCCTTCGGCCCTACGGATTTGATAGACAGAAGCCCACGACGAATCGCTTTCCCAGAAGGGTCAACTGTCCACAAAGTTCCTGAGCGGTTGACGCAAGCTGCAAGGATGGGGACACCGACTCGGCGTGCCTCCGCAACGTACTTCTTTTCTTTAGGCGTCCCGGCCGTGGTCTCTAGCAAAGATGCATGGAATGGCACCGGGTGGTGGACCTTGAACCATGCCAACTGGTAGCCGAGCAGGGCATAAGCGGTGGCATGAGCACGATTGAAACCGTAAGCCGCAAACCCCTCAACTAGCGCCCAGCCGTCTTCCACTTGGTCGTCGGTCATACCTTGGCTGCGACAAAGGCGCTCAAAGTCAGCTTTAGCGCCAGCCACCAAAGCATCGGACTTGTCCGAATACCCACCCTTGGCGTGCTTCCCCTTGACTGCGGTGAGGAAATCGTTGAGCTTGTCCACCGGCATCCCAAGGTCACGAAGGATTGCCAACACCTGCTCCTGAAAAACCGGCACACCAAAAGTTTCTGCCAAGTGGCGCTCAAAGATTGCACCGGGGTAGCGAACATTAGCGGGGTCAGCTCGATTCTCTAAGAATGCAGCGGTGTAGCCGTGATCCCGAGTGGCTGGTCGGTACAAAGCATTGACCAAAATCAAGTCTTTGACAGACTTCACTTTGACCTCACGGCAACCTTTCGCCGCCGTGTAACCCTCCAACTGAAATACCCCCGTGTCGGCATTGCCTTTACGCAAGAACTTGAACGTCTCTTTGTCGTCCAGCGGGATGTCCTCCAAGCTACTCACCTCGGCCAACTCCATGCAGCGTCGAAGTGTGGTTAGTGACCTAAGCCCTAGTAGGTCAATCTTGATGTAGCCAGCATCCTCAACGTCGTCCATCATCATCTGGGTAACGGTCGTGTCTGAACTCGGGATGAGCATGGTGGGCAGCCACTCTGCGATTGAATGGTCGGGTGGTGCTGACACCACAAAGCCAGCAGCATGAGCACCCGGCGAGCGCCTCAGTGGAACGTCACCTAGCTTCTTCAGTTTCTTTGCGTCTTCGGGCCTTACCCTTTGTAGGTCGTGGAGGTTGGCAACCCGGCCGAGCTTAGCAGGGAACTCATCGCCCAAAATCTTTCGTTGGGCGCTCATGTACTGAACAAAAAGAGAGCCACGGCCAGTCTCTTCGTCGTAGCCCATCCTGTTGTATGTACCGATCTGAATGACCTCGTACTTATTCTTCAGGTAATCAACAACTGCTGCTCGGCTGGTATCCTCAATGTCAAGGTCAATGTCAGGTGGCCTAATCCGGTCTGGGGTAAGGAACCGGTCAAAGGTGAGACCCCACACCAGTGGGTCAACTTGCGTAAAGCCCAGCAGGAAGCAGGTTAGAGACCCTGCTGCCGATCCTCGGGCCATAACAAGAATGCCCTTTCTCGCACACCACTGCACATAGTCGTGGACAAGTAGAAAGTAATCGGCAAAGCCCAGACCCTCGATAACCCCCAACTCGTAGTCCAGTCGCTCTTGATAGCCAGCTTTACTCGGCAGAACTCGCTCGCAAAGTTTTCTCAGCGTAGCCATTGGGCTATCAGAAATCTTTGGGACGTGGTAGCGATAGTTGTCAAGCACAGGAATGCTCAAGCTATGAGCCTTCAGCAAAGACTCGTATGCACCTTGAGAGGCATCCCAGACATCCATGTGCTCCCGGTAATGGTTTTTGACCCAAGCCTCAGTGGCAAAATGGTACGAGTCGCCGGGAAAAGCGGCTTCACTTATGTCGGTAGAGTAGGCCACCGACTTCATCATCGCATGAACTTCGGTGTCTCTCTTGTCGCAGTAATGGCAATCGTTTGTGATGATGGTGGGCGAACTGGTCTCTTCAGCCAGCTTGTAAAGCGCCCTGACGAGTCGGTCATCATCCCAAGAGTCATGAGTGGTGTGGTGGTGTTGAACCTCGATAAAAACCAACGGGAACACGCTCTGGAGGAACTTGACGATCGGCTTAGCCGCCTGCACCCCCGACTCTTCGTCCGGCTCAGCCACAATCGCTTGACAGACTGCGGAGAAAAAGCAGCCGGTGAGACAAGCAATCCCAGCAAGGCCACCTGAACTCGCAGCTTTCACAAGGTCGAGCCGGTCGATCCTCGGCTTGTAGTGGTAGTGGTCTCGCTGGTGCGAAGTCGAGCAAAGCCGAGCAAGATTTTGGTAGCCCTCAGTGGTGTAGCTTAGGAGGCTTAGGTGATGCCGCTTCGCCTTCTTGTCGTCGATGGAGTCAACATAATAAGCCTCTAAGCCCAGAAAGGGCTTGATGCCTGCCCTCTTTGCTTCTCCGTACACTTGAAAGGCACCGCTCATGTTGCCGTGGTCCGTTAGCCCGATACCCGGCTGGCCCATCGCAACTGCCTTGCTCACCAGAGTGGGTATGTCGGCCATGCCATCAAGGCATGAGAACTCGGAGTGAACATGGGTATGAAAAAATGTCACTCGTCCCCCTCGCTGGCTATTGGCCAAGACGGTTTGGTCAAGGCGCAAATCCACGGCAACGGAAACTCAGGGTCAACGTCAACGTGAACGATGTATTTCATAGCCATCGGGCGTCTGCCTGCAACTCATCAACAACGTCCGGACGGGCAGCACAGTCGGAGCACACTGGTACATAAACGCAGAACGGATCGGCCCCGATACCAACCCCCGAGTCTGCTTCGTTGCTGCACAACCAACAAGTAATGAAGATCACTCTGCGTCCTCCGGATCGTTCAGGTCAACATCAGCGAACGCAGCCTGCAACTTCCGAGCAGCGGAAGGGGAAAGGTACAGTGTCACGTCCTCCCGTTCGCCGTCCGAGTCGTTGAGCCTGACTGCAACGAAAGTTATCTGACCGTCTCGGTGGGCATAGACTTCTACGTCGGTTGGGTAGAGATGAACGTCGATGCTCGAAAACTTGACTGTGGTTTCCGAGTCAGGACTGAAATCCTTGAACTGAAAGCTCGCTCCTGCACCAGATCGGACTTTGATCGTCTGACCATCGTCGTTGTGCTTGACTTCTAGGGTTGTTGGTTTCATCAACCTTCCTCCTTTGGTTGCTCAAACTTCTTTGCTCTGGAGCAGGACCGGCTCAATCAACTCCAGCAGTGGATCGTACTTGTCGTTCATCTTCGCAAGTCTCATCCACCGGTATGACTCTTTTGTACGACCACGGCCAGAGATGCGTAAGCTCCACTCCGAAATGTGTTGTGGGCAGCGAATGACGTTTGTCCCGTAATCGCTCCCGACAAGCCACCACTGAACTTCTGGTTGGTCCGAGAACGTAAGTCGGCCGCAAAGGTCGCAAAAAAGCCACTCACGCTTCCGCTGCTGCTTGGTCAACTGTGCCATAGAAGTCCCTCTGCCGCTGAGCGTCAGCCCCATCGCTTCGGCTCAGCCGATAACGGTCGTCCCAAGCGCACTTAGGGTCGTAACGATACAAGGTTCCGTGCTCTGGATCACGAACTCGTAATACTGTTGCCTGCTGGTCTTCAATCCCTCTAAGGACTGCGCCCATCGCCCGAGGTGAGAAGGTACCAACCTCTTCCAAAATGTTGGTCCACGAAACCGTATTGCCAGCAAGTAGCAGCTCGGTGACCCGGTGCTTCTTTTCATCACGGATTGGGTGGAAGATGTTTTCAGTCATTTTGACCTCCTAAGGTCGTTGGGTATTGGGTATTGGAAACGATAGCAGACTTCTACTGACAACCGACAACTATTGGCGTTTTGTTTAGAGCCTGCGGATTTAGCCCCAGCAACTTCGACTCGCATTCCACGCTGACCAAGAGTTGCCAGCCTTCGACCAGATTTCATAGGCAACTCGGGCATTAGCATAAGCGTCCCAGCGTGCTTGCTCTTGGGTAAAACCAAGCCCAGCCGCAGCAGAAAGCTTTTCCCCACTCAGAGAGTAGGCCCATCCCCAAACTTGTTGCCCAGAGCCGGGGTTTCGGGTCCACGGAGCCATCAACTGAAAGAGGCCGCTGGCCGAGCTACTCGGGTTCTTGGCTGAAGCATTGAAAGTGGATTCGCAGAAGATGACTGCCAAAGCACGTTCAGCATCGGGGCCAACGCCCCAAATAGACTCAACGAGCACCCTGATTTCTTCCGGAGCTACCACATTTTTAGGTGGTGCCGTCTGAACTGGAGGTGGTGCTGCGGTCGTGGTAGTCGTCGTTGTTGTTGTTGTTGTCGTTGTCGTTGTCGTCGTCGTAGGCGCTGCTGTCGTGGCCGTCGTGGTTGTGGTGGTTGTGGTGGTCGGCGGTAACGGGTCGTCAGCAGAACAACTAGTAAGCATCAGCGTCGCTGCAAGTACCGCCAACACCAAGATGAAGAGGCGCATGGCTAACTATGGCTCACCACCTTGGTTTTGATGTATGGAGTCCGAGCAACTTCTTGCGAACAAGCAACCACAACATCTAGGTCAATCTCGCCTTTGACCACCAACTGCTCCAGCAGTTTTTGGTCAACCACTAGCCGGGTCACCTGCTGCCACTGCTCTGGCGTCAACATCGACTGGAGTTTTTCTTCGTCGAACCGAATGGTAGTTGGCCGAACCGCCGAAGCAGAGATGGTCATACCGTCGGCTGAGTAGACAGTATCAAAAGATTTGTCCCACTCTGCCAAAAGATTTTGTTGCAAAACTCTGGCTTCGTCAGCCGTCTTCTTCGCTGCACTTCGGTAGGCATGAAGTTGCGCTAGCTGGTGAGCTAGTTTTTCTGGTGTAGCCATAATGGTCCTCTCGTTAGGTAAAAAAAAAGGTGGGCGCTACTGAGGGGAGAGAAAGGAGAAAAACTCACCCCCAGTAG